GCGCCCGCTCCGGGAATGGTCGGCCCGACCACTGTCACGGAAACGTACATTCCGATCACGGGGCAGGCTGGATATTCCGGGTCCACAATCGGCCAGTCCACAACGACCGGGGCTAGCAGTGGGACGGCGGCGCGCCGCGGATCCGTAACTTTCACATCCAGCGTTACCGGGCAGGCCACGGGCGCCGCATCCCTCACCGGCAACGTTCCCGCCGTAACCCTAACTACCGGCATCGTCCTGGGGGTCGCGAGCCGCTCCGGATCCGCTAACGGAGGATCTACAGGCACCAGCACGGTCATAGGAACAGCGGGATTCGCTGGCGGTACATCCGGCGGCACTAGCACGTCAGGAGTCGCAGGCGGCTCACCAGGGCTATCCGGAAGCATCACGGCTAGCAACGGGGGTAACGGGGGCAACGTGGGGCAGCCCGGTTACTTCGGGACAGCCATGACAACCAGTAGCACGGCTGGAGAGGTGTCAGGAAACCCAGCAACCGCGGGAACCGCCACCGGATCTAACGTAAGCACGGGTTCAGTGTCCGGATCCGAAGGCAGCCTAGGCATTGTGCAAGCCGCAAGCCAGGCTTCCGGTACTTTCACGGGCGCACCGGGCCTGAGTGGACTAATCACTGGCCCGTCTACATCTTCTGGCGCCGTAGGCGGCGTTGCCGAAACCGTCACGAGCGGTTCAGCGGCCGGAACATCTCTGAATAGCGGTAGCACTACGGGCAATCCAGGTCTGTCAGGCTCCGTTTCCGGGACCGCGGGCACTTCTGGTCAAGCGGGTAGCGGATCGCCACCGGCATCCGCACCGGACGTACCTACGAGCGGCGGTTACGCATGGTCGTTCTCCGGAGATGCCACCCTCGTTATTGACCCGTCCGGATTCGTAGAAGGACTGAGCCGCGCGGTCGCCACGGCAGTCGGTATTGCTGGTTACGCCGGGGCAGTGACGGCTAACAGCAAGGCTAGAGGAGTATCTGCGGGGGCAGTGCGGATCCGTGAAGAGGATGATCTGGAAGTCTTGCAACTCCTGGGAATCCTCTAACATGGAGTCATGGCTAAAAAGGTGCGACGAGGAACCTACTTGCCCGTGGAGACTGACGCGGGACGTATTCGGCACGCGCGCGTGACAGCGGTCACGGACCAGGACAACATCACTGTCAGGCTGGGGACGGCTAAGACGAGCGCATCCGTGGCGTTTGATGCGGATCGTGTCGCGTCCACGACTACCCGCGGAACGATCTTTCTCGAGGACTAGACGTTTCTGTAACGCTGGAGCATCGTGCAAACCGTGTATCATTATGTTTGACGTAGGAGGTGCGGTTTGGCACGCAAGGCCCCAAAGATGACGGAACTCATCATTGAGGAGACATCTGGCGTTGATCACCCCGCTCACTTGCACGAGGGCTGGCTTGTCGTTAAGGCGTCCAGCGCGCAATCTGTGGCAGACGTTCTGGATGCTCTGCCCGAACCGTTAGGAGAGAGCATGACCGAAGATCCCACAGAGGTCACGGCAGAGACCGATTCCGAGGTGACGCTTGCCGCTGACGAGATGGCCCCGGAGACTGAGGGCGAGGCTAAGGCGGTTGAGGAGGAGTTGGCGATGGCGATGGCGCGCATCGCAGAACTCGAGTCCCGCATTGCCGAACTCGAGGGTTCGGAAGAGATGCCGATGGAGGAGGCAGCGGACGACGTTGTCGCTCTCGCGAAGTCGGCCCCGGAGCCCATTCGTAAGGCACTCGCAGAGATGGCTAAGGCTAAGGCTGACGCCGAGAACGCGCTTGCTAAGGAGCGCGAGGATCGCGCTGACGCCGACGCGATCGTTAAGGCCCGCGAGGTCTACAAGCACCTCACGCTGGACCCGGAGAAGGTCGGCCCGGCGCTTCGTCGTCTGGCCGCTATCGACGCCGACCTGGCGAAGAGCGTTGAGGATGCGCTCATCTCTGCCGACGCGCAGAATGAGTCCGCTAACATCTTCACTGAGGTCGGTAAGGGTTACGCCCCCACGGGTGACGCTATTCAGAAGATGACTTCCCTCGCCAAGGCAGCGGTGGCTGAGGGCAAGGCCGCAACCCACGAGCAGGCTCTTGCTCAGGTCGCGATCGAGAACCCTGCCCTTTACAACGATTACCTTAGTGAGAGAGGAGCCTGAGAATGGCTTTCGAGTTCTCTAACGCCGCAGTAAAGACCACGTTCGTCGCTGGTGAGGATCTGTCGGCTAAGCAGTACCACTTCGTCAAGATCGACAATGGCGATGGCGAGGTCGTTGCCGTCAGCGGCGCTACCGACCGTCCCATCGGTGTCCTCCAGAACGCGCCTACCGCTGGTCAGGCTGCGGAGGTCACCATCGTCGGAGGCACCAAGATCGCTTGTGGCGGCTCCGCTTCCTTCGGGCAGCCGCTCTTCGCTTCGGCTTCCGCAACTGCCGTTACGCTTACGTTCGGCACGACCGCTTCAGCCGCGTTCAGCGTCGGCACGTTCATTGAGAACGCTGCTGCTGGCACTGACGTCGCTGCCGTCATCGACTGCGCCAACGCTGCGCGTGGACTCTAAGGAGAGTTGAACAATGCCACAGCCCACTAGCAGTCAGGTCCATGTTGACGCAATCCTGACTAACATCTCCGTTGCTTACCTTCAGCGTGCGGAGTCTTTCATCGCTGACAAGGTGTTCCCGGTTGTCCCCGTGGACAAGCAGTCCGACAAGTACTTCGTCTACTCCAAGAATGACTGGCTTCGCGATGAGGCCCGCGTTCGTACGGATGGCACGGAGTCTGTCGGTTCCGGTTACAACATCACCACGGATAACTACTACGCAGACGTCTTCGCGATCCACAAGGACATCGGCGACCAGACCCGCGCCAATGCGGATGCCCCGATCAACGTGGACCGTGAGGCTGCGGAGTTCGTTACCCACCGACTCCTCACCCGTCGCGAGATCCAGTTCGTGACCGACTTCATGACGACTGGCAAGTGGTCACAGGACGTTACTGGTGTCGCTGCTTCCCCCACCACGAACCAGACGATCCAGTGGAGCGACTACACCAACTCCGACCCGATTGAGGACATTGAGGCTGGCAAGGCGTCGATCCTCAGCACGACGGGCCTGGAGGCCAACACTCTCGTTCTCGGATACGACGTTTTCCGTCGCCTGAAGAACCACCCGGATCTCGTGGATCGCATTAAGTACACGAGTTCGCAGACGATCACGGAGGACATGCTCGCTCGCATGTTCGACATCGAGCGCGTGCTGGTGTCGAAGTCCGTGAAGGCCACGAACGCGGAGGGCGCGACTGGCGCTTACTCGTTCACCACGGGCAAGACGGCGCTCCTCGCGCACGTTGCCCCGAATCCCGGCATCCTGACCCCGTCTGCTGGCTACACGTTCTCGTGGACCGGCGTCTCGCAGGGTCTCGGCCTGACGATCGGTACGTCCTCGTTCCGCCTGGAGTCGCTGCGCGCGACCCGCGTGGAGGCTGAGTTGGCGTTCGACAACAAGGTCGTCGCGTCGGATCTCGGCTACTTCTGGAACACCATCGTCGCCTGATCCGGTATCCATAACTGAATAGCGCGGGAGCGGGATCACCTACACAATGGGTGGTCCCGCTTTCGGCTATCTGCTGCCGGATTGCGATTACACTAGGGAACAGGAGGTTGCCTCATGACTTGGAGTTATTCCGGTAACCCTGGCGCATCGAACCTCGATCACATCAGGTTTCTCATCCAGGACACGGACACGACAGAGCAACTGTTCAGCAACGAGGAACTGACATTCCTGTTCAACCAGTACGGGGATGCCTACTCCGCTGCGATCGCTGCGGTGACGACGCTGATCGCTAAGGGTTCGCGTGTGGCGGAGGAGTCGAAGACGGTCGGTGACCTGTCCCTGTCCGTGAAGTCCGGCGCTCTTGTTTCGCAATGGGAAGCGCTACTGAAGTACCTGAAGGCAGAGCGCTTCCGTTACGCTCCCGCTGCTCCTGTCATCAACCTGAACGCTATCGTGCCAACTGTCGAACGGGTCGAGGAGGACGAATCCACAGACTTCGTAGTCGGGCAGATGGATAACCGGACATGAGTATCGAACAGCAGTTCCGTGAACTGTTCTCGCAGACGGTCACCTTGTTTCCGCCAGCATCGTCTGGCTCTATCGACAAGTACGGGAAGCGCACCTTCAGCGCATCAGCGTCGGTGTCTGCCTGCGCGCACTACGTTAGCGAGACTGTGTTGCGTCGCAGTCCCGATGGGCGCGAGGTCTTTGAGGACGGGCGGTTCTATCTGTACGGGATCTTCCCGGTGACGACGGACTACAGGTTGCGGCTCGAAGATGGTGCGGAGCCGATCATTGTCGCAGTCGATACGCCGTACGATCAGAATGGTGCGCATCATACGGTCGTTCACGTTGGAGGTAACGTACAGTGAAGGGTGGCATCGAACTCAAAGGGATGAAGAAACTCATCGAGATCACCGAGCGTGTCGATGGTGGCGAGCAGATTCTCGCTCAGGCCATGTTCGCGGAAGCAACGACGATCTTGAACGAGTCGAAGAAGATCGTTCCCGTCGCGACTGGCAATCTGCGCGCTTCTGGCAGGGTCGAACGTCCCGTTACTGGGAAGGGTCGCGCGTCTGTCGAGATCACGTACGGCGGTGCCGCAGCACCCTACGCTCTCATCGTTCATGAGGTGCCACCGAATACGGGTGGCCGATGGGGCAGTGGCCTGACGCACGCCGCAGGAAAGTCCTACAAGTACCTAGAGATCCCGGTGATGGCGCACAAGGACAAGTTCGTTGACGGTGTGCGCGGTCGCGTGAACGAGATGCTAGAGGGCTCCTGATGCTAGAAGCGTTAGCGGATAAGTTGCAGTCTGCCAGCATCGCTACTGCTGGTGTGAATCTTTACATTGGCTTGATGCCTAGTTCTCCCGATGTGTGCGTCGCCCTGTATGAGTACGCGGGTGAGCCGCCGCTAGAGGTGCTGCGCGATAACGGGGCGACGCTGGAACGACCGAGTGTTCAGGTGATGGTACGCGCCAGCCGTAACGACTATCCGACTGCTCGCAACCTCATCAAGAATGTTCGTGACAGTCTCACCGGCATCACGGATGAAACTATTTCGGGCGTACGGTTTCTACGTGTAAATCAGAACTCAGCGATCAACTCTGTCGGCACGGACGAGAACGACAGGCCCATCTTCACGTTATCTCTTCTGACGGTTGTGGAGCGTTGATGGACCCGTATGGTCGCGGCGCTGTTACGATTGAGCGTCCGAGGTGCTGGAGGTGCAACAAGTTACTCGCTGAACAGGTGACTGCCCCGTGGCGGATCACATGCCCCCGCTGCAAGGCGGCGAACCAGCAGGAGTGAAATGAGCCTAAAGGACGAGTTCACGAAACAGATCCAGGCGGCAGAAGAACTAACAGCAAGGAAGCGCAAGTGGATACCGGGTGTCGAGTGGCTCGGCTCCGAGGGGACCGTCACTACTGACGCTGTTCAAGGGGACCCCGAATGGGAGCATATTCTTCGGGCTTGGGACCTTGACCCTAACGAATTTCAGATCGTCGAACCGGTCTTGTTTAACTCGTGGGGCGGAGACGACGGCCTGACGAATCGGCAGTTCAAGGCAAAGGTGATTCGCCGCGTTCATTCATTTGTGGATATTGAACCGCTGATAGCAGAGGCTATGCGGCACAAGCCCAAGCGGAAGAACTACGAAGGCAGCGGAACGCTGAACGCTGTCCTCGCAGACTGGCAGATCGGCAAGGCTGACGGAGACGGGCTAGAGGGTACGATTCGACGCGTCATCGACTGCCGTGACGCTCTCATTCATCGGGTGAAGGAACTGCGGAAGATAGGGCGCTCTGTCGCGCATCTGAACGTTCTCTGGACCGGCGACAGCATCGAAGGCTGCTTCGGACATTACGCATCGCAGACTTTCTCGGTAGAACTTAACCGCAGAGATCAGGTAAAGGTAACTCGTCGCTTGCTGACGGATACGTTGCAGGCCTGGGCACCGCACTTCGAGACGATCACGGTCGCCGCTGTCGGAGGCAACCACGGAGAGCATCGTAACGGTAGCGGGAAGATGTTCACCGGGATTGACGACAATGATGATCTGGCGATCGTCGAACAGGTGTCCGAGATCCTTGCCGCGAATGAAGCCGCATACGGGCACATCCGTTTCGTTATCGCGCGGGATTCGGTCACTTGTACTATCCCATCAGCAGGATGGATATTAGGCATCACGCACGGTCATGTGTCCCGCAACGGTGCGACTGCCGAGGGAAAGTTGCGTTCGTGGTGGGAGAAGCAGGCTGCGGGTAAGCAGCCGATCGGCGACGCAGACATCCTGGTATCTGGGCACTATCACCACTTCCGTGTCGCTGATTGGGGAGGGTGCCTGTGGATGCAGTCTCCTGCGTTAGATGGGGGAAGCGACTGGTGGAGGACGTATGCCGGTGAAGTGTCGGAACCGGGTATGCTCACTTTCGTTACGACCGAGGAGCAGAGGGTCGGCGACATAGCCATACTGTGAGGGGTTCATGGACATCGTTGAGGAACGCGCGAAGAGTTACGGGGATCCGGCTGAGAACATCACGCGCATTGCGGCTCTCTGGTCTGCGTATCTCGGTGTCGAGATCTATGCTCATGATGTCTCTTGGATGATGGTGATGTTGAAGGCGAGTCGATCTAAGAACGACCCTGGCAATCTGGACAACTATGAGGACGGGCACGGTTACGTCGAGATCGCTGAACGGCTACGCTTCGCGGAGAAGTTACGGATGATCGCCCATCGCAGGAAGGACATGCTGCTGTGATCTGCCCATCGTGCAAACTAGGGGGAGAACTGAACCGAGAGGGCAACCCGGATACAGCGGCGAAGTACCACCGCAAATGTCAATGGCCTAATGGCGGGTGCTTCTGCCAGCACGCGGTAGGCGATAACGGATATGTCCGATCTTAGTATCGCGTTCATCAGCGGTGACTGGAATAACCAGGTCGATCCGCCAGAGCCGAACGGATGCGCTTACTACCGTCAGGTGTTGCCTTGCCAACTGATGCAGGAGCAGGGCTACGACACGCTAGTTGGGCAGCCGAGACCGTACGACACTATGGGTATCGGCTTAGCGAAAGATGACGGTGCGCTATTCGGCTTTGACATAAACATCTTCAAACTGATGATGCACGCTTCTGTCCCTCAACTGTTTGACACGATGCAGTCCGAGGGGCAGATTGTCGCTATCGACATCGACGACTTCCACTTCGATCTGCACACTGAGAACATCGCGCACTCCGCGACGAATCCGCACACCAACCCCACGAATAACCGCATGTGGTACGAGGTTGGTATACGTCAGGCAGATTTCATCACCGTATCTACTGCTTTTCTCGCAGACTTCTACGGGCGACGCTGCCGCGATGTGCGCCTAGTGCGTAATGCGGTAGAGACTGACCGCTTTACACCTGTCGAGCAGCCGGAGACGCCGACGTTTGGATGGCTTGGCGGCACACTTTGGCGGTCCGGCGACATCGAACTTCTGCGCGACTGGCTGCCAGGATTCGTGAAGCAGCACAAAGTCCCTGTTTCTCATTCTGGGCACATCCCCGGCGACCCCCGGCATTTCGCCGTGCGCGCAGGACTGAAGCGCGTCGAGACCACCCCTATGCGAACGATCAGTAACGTTCCAAAGATGATGACTTTTAACGTCGGGCTGGTCCCTCTCGCCCGTAACGGATTCAATGAGGCGAAGAGTTACCTGAAGGGTTTGGAGTATGCGGCGGCTGGCATCCCGTTCATCGCCACGCCGACAGAGGAATACAGGCTCTTAGAAGCCGCAGGAGTTGGCAGGCTGGCCTCTTCCCCTGACGAGTGGATTGACCACGCTACGGCGCTCCTAGACCCGTCTACGCGCATCGCAGAGGCCGAGCGCAACCGCGCCATCGTGAGGCAGAGGTTTGACATCTCAAGGATGGGGGAGGAATGGGCTACCGCGATTACTTCTTAAACCACGCAGGCTGCATTGCGGTGCAGAGTGAAGCGACGATACATGCACTAGAACGCAGTATCCCGCTGCGACCACTCGCGATGCTGCTCATCGGTGTCGGAAACGGCGGAACAGTCGAGATCTGGCGCGACACACTTCCCGAAGGATCAAGCGTTACCGCGATTGACGAGAATCCTGCTGCTGCTGAGATCCCAAACCTTGACGTTATTGTGTGTGATATGCGAGACCGTATCGCCATGAGGCAAACCCTCAAAGGCCAATGGTTCGATGTCATCATCGACACGACGGGAACCATGCAGCCCTACGCTTGGCCGTTCCTGAAGGCAGGCGGAGTTCTCATTTACGAAAGTTACATTCCTGAAATGATAATGATGCTTGTGCAGGATCTCGCCTCTGGTGGTGACTCTTGGATTCCCGGAGAAGAGATCATGCGAATCGACACCTATCAATCTTGTGCCGTTATTGAAAAGCGTAACCCTCGCGTCGTCCCATATCTGAACGTACTGACAGGTAACTTTGCTGAAGTCAAACCCGAATCGGAGTTCATCGCGGCTGGCTTCAAGCGAGTCATTTCCGCGTAAACTAGATTCGTGGCAAACTACTGGCGGAAGCGCACATATCAGCAGGCGGCGACTGAGCCTGATGGCCTAGCCAAGCGTGGACTCGTCTACCTGATGAGTCAGTTTTTCACGGTCGGTGCTGGTGCTTCTGTCTACTTTGCGATTGACACTAACGACGCTGAAGTCGAGTTTCAGTTCTATGACATCGCTAGTGACCAGGGGGAGATTCAAGCGACACTACTTGAGGCTCCCGCTACGGTGACGCAGTACAACTACATCACCCCCAGGAACCTGAATAGGAAGTTCCCCGACACCTCAGCGGCATCATTGTCCGCTGCAAGCGCGGTCACAGGAGGAACACCTATCGCTTCCGAACTGGTCGGTAACACTGCTAAGGCCGGCGGAGATATCACGCAACAGAAGATCCACACCCTGCGCGACGATACGGTTTATGTTATGCGGTTCGTGAACGTGTCAAACCAGTCTTCCACGGTCCATATGAACCTGGGATGGTCTGAGAATGATCCGCAGCATTACCGACTCATTGAACC